ATCCTGCTTAACCCGTTCAAGGGACTCACAAGCTCTCATGAGATTTGTATAATACTTATCGTCACCACCGACGATAAACCCAAAGGTTAGTTTACTCATAGCAATTTAAGGAGTCCGTTAATACGATTGACATATGTATGATGCTCTTTTGTATAGCGCATCTGTCTGAGAATCAATTCTTTATCTTCTCTATACTTTAATCCTGCTTCAAAAAGATCACTAATGTTTTCTTTACAGATAACTTCAGGTCCAGCAAATTTAGCAAGTTTGGGTGAGTTGGTAATGCCCAAATGCCCGTAACTCATAGACTTAAAAACTCTACAAGTTTTGGTGCCCCACCTCTTATGAGTATCATTTCTAAGATCTGGATTCATAAAAGATCTTTGCATAAGATCTCTCATGACTGAGCCATCTAAGGGATTAACCCAAGGATTAGACCAACCAGTTCTCACATCAATTTTAGCACACAATGTCCCAAACTCTTGAATTAGATGGGCATTTTTGAACCTACCTTCATAAGAAATGCTTCCGATAAAATAGAAAATATTCTCTCTTGGAATGTTCACCCACTCTTCATCAAACTCTTCTGGCATTAGATCAGTAGCCCATGCAAGATATACGATATCGTACCCCTTCTCTTGTGAAGAGATACGATCAACGCAAACTCCAGTATCTAATTCTTCAAAGTCATTTAAATCATGATGGAACTCATAGTTATCTTTGTCCATACTATCCTGGTGATAGCGAACATCAACTAGTTTCTTACAGTTACCAAGATATTTCTCAGGGTTTACGCATACATGAACATAGTAAACGCAACTAGCAAGGACAGGAATATTTTTATCTGCGTATCCTTCAGTAAAAAACACACAGTCTTCATAATCAAAGTCTGAGTGTTCAGGATATTCATCATCATGAAACCAATGAACTTGATGTCCAGATCTTTCTAAAGCTTTCTTAAATCCTTCATGAACATAAGAATAAGTGTCAGAGTGTAGAGGATATCCCCAAAGTACGCACTTCATCAGACCCTCCCTAGCATATAATCTTCTGCTTTTTTAGTTTCTCCATCTACACACTTCATTGTTTCAATAGTGTGGGATGGTACAAGATCAGGATGAGCCCACCAATCTTCAAAGGGATGCTCATCATCTACAGAAATGTTATCAGCGATCAAGATGTAGCCATATGACGAAAGATACTCACGAGAAGCATCTCTAACATCAGTACCGTCATTATACGCATCATGTTCAAATGTGATTGTAGCAAATTTGTATTTGTCAAGATCAATCTTTTTCAATGCTTCAAATGTGACCGCAGCTGGTTCACAATCCACTTGCAAGTAATCAAAGTTAGGACCAATACCAACTTCTTCAAACAATGCATCAAAGTCTGCAGTGGTAGCATCACCTACAGCGACCTTTGCACGACGATGTTGATTATATAAATCAGCTTCATGATCTTTGATCTCAAGACCAATACCATTCCACTCAAAGCGAGATTCAAGGAGAGCAGTGTTGTTAGAAATTACTGGATGTCCAGATCCAATCTCAACAAAAGTTCCTTTTGGACGACCATCAGTCATACTCAAAACAAACATATCCTGGTAACACTGCGAGAAATTCTGGTGACTTACCAGTTCAAGTCCAGGGAATTTATATCTAAGTTCATCTGCTTTGTCCGCAGTGAAGAAGGTTGGCATTTGCCATGCATTTGGGTCGCTCATACTTGATAAGATGAATTATCTTTGGATAGGTGTACAATTTTTCTTTGATAGGGATAGTTAGGATAGCATTCTGGAAATGCATAGTCCGGTGCAGCAGCAAACACCCTATCGTTGTTTTCAATAAAGAATCTATTGAGATGACTTTCATCATGCCATAGAGCAATTATATCATTACTATAATCTTTGTCAACTCTGTCTTTTAAGAGCTTCATCATAGGAATGACTGCTTCAATTTTACCTCCCCAAAGGCATCCTTGATAGTATTGAAGAGGTTCTCCCTTCACATAAGCCTCAGATTCGGGATCAGTTTCAAAGGTTCCCGTGCCAGTCAAATAATGACATGGATGATGAACAGCAACAAAGTCTTTATCATCATCGAGAAGTTCTTCAGAGAAGACTACAGAGTCAACTCTCATATCAGCATCTAGAAAGAGCAACCATTCATGCTCTTTCAGAAGTTCTTCTGCGGTTAAGATAGTGTGGAATCTTTCTAGTGTGATTGCAGGCCAGTCTTTATGCTCAATAGGAACAACGGTCATGTTATCAGGCACATCACCACCAAGTTCCCCATCAGTAAAAACATAATATTGTTTTTTCAGATCAGGAAAAAGAAGTTTTTCGCAAGTCTCATAATATTTCGGAAGGAAATCTAGATACTTGTTTGTTCCAATGAATATAATAGCTACACTCATATCACTTTCCATCCTTCACAGTACAAATCTTTTGTATCATTTACTTTATCTAGGGGAGGTCCGAACCAGGTTTTAGGAGCGATGACTTTCTTATTCTTACTAGTAGAGAGCCACGCTCCCCACCAACTAAAAGAACTATTTGCAATAATAAAATCACTGCAGAGAGACATCATACAAAGATCAAGATACTGATCATTTGTTTGAGAAACTAAGAATCTATCGTTATCGAAAGTTGATTCATCCAAACACCATTCGGGATCATCTGAAAAGATAATCACTTCCCGTTCAGGACCGAAGTGTGTTAACGCTTCCTTATAGTAATTTATATCACAAATAGGATGGTGCGAATAATTAACATAATCACTACGGCGAATATGAAGAGCGATAGGATTTGTTACATCCATCAACATCTTTTTACAAGGCTCTAAATAATCCTCAGTAAAAGTAAAGTCCTTTAGAATATCTTTCCTGATGTGTTTGAAATATTTTTCAGACTGAAAGAATCCAAAGAGACTAACAAAGTCTGGACAATTATTAAACAGATTCTCATCAAAGTGATAAAACTCTTCTCTAACAATAGGGCGATTAGAATCGATGTACTGAACTTGAAGAGGATTTAAGTCAGTCAATTCAAAAGGAACAAACAACTGGTGCTCATTCCATTCATCATCATTGCTCTTAAATTTTGAAGGAGGGACACAATAATTAAATCCCCTGTTAGCAGCAATGCCCTTTACTGCAGCATACTGAAACATTTGATTAGCAAGACGCTCTTTCATCTTGCCAACATAATTAATACCAATCATCTTGTTTGAATATCAGTGTTTGCAATATACCATTCATAGGTCTTACGAAGACCATCTAGTAATTTATGGTTCGGCTTCCAACCTTTTTCCAAGAGTTTTGTATAGTCCAGAGGACGCTTTGGAGTTCCATCTGGTTTAGATACATCCCAACAAATCTCTCCAGGGTAACCAGTAACTTTAGCAATCATCTCTGCTAGCTCTTTAATAGAAACATCCTCACCTGACCCCACATTCAGCAACTCTGCCTGACTATAATTATCCATGGCGAAGAGACATGCATCAGCAAGATCATCTACATGGAGAAACTCTCTACGAGGACTACCTGTGCCCCAGCAAGTGACAGGATCATTACCTTCAGTCCAGTTATTAAACTTCTGCATCATCGCTGGAATGACATGCCCATTCATAGGGTGGAAGTTATCATTAGGACCATATAGGTTAGCAGGCATAAGAGAAACACTCTCGAAACCATACTGCTTATAGTAGGACTTGAGCATGTAGATACCATGAATCTTAGCAAGAGCATATGCATCATTGGTAGGCTCAAGTTCTCCAGACATCAAAGACTCTTCTTGTACAGGAGTCTCTGCAAACTTAGGATAGATGCATACACTTCCCAAAAACAAAAACTTTTTAACACCGCTTTTCCAGGCATTGTGAATTAGATTGTTTTGAATCTGAGTGTTCTGATAGATGAACTCTGCTGAATAAGTATCGTTAGCGTGGATGCCACCGACACGAGCAGCAGCATCAAATACATAATCAATTTGTTCATAATCAAAGAAACTTTCTACAGCTTCTTGATCCATAAGATCAAGTTCTTGCCTAGTCCTAGTAACAATGTTTTCATACCCATCATGCTCTAGAAGACGAACAATAGAAGATCCGACTAAACCACGATGACCAGCGACATAAATCTTTGAATCTTTTTTCATGGGGCGATTACAACTTCAGGTTCTGGAAGAGGGAACAAGAAACGCTTTCCTTTAAACTTAGGATTCTTAAGGAAGAAAGATCTAAAGTGCCAAGGTAGAACGATGTGAAGATCATAGTCATTCATTATAATATCTTCTTCATCCTTAATAGGAATCCATGTACCAGGTGTAAATGATCCATCCTTATCGGGATTAACATCACCAATAGCTTCTACATCATCAGGACCAATCTCCCATGTTTGAAGAGTCACATTACCTTTAGTGCTAGCACCTAGACAACAGATCTTTGCACCATTTGATTTGTAGAAATCCATGATCTTCCAGAACTGGTCTTTACAATCATTGATTCTCTGAGCAAATTCTTCCCAAGGCTCAATAGTATCTAACTTCTTTTCAAGTTCTAGAGCGATGATACCAGTGAGTTTAGTTGTACACTCTTTACGCTCACTATTAGTAGCATGAGTAACAACAACAGAGATGCTACCACCATTGACATCATTAAAATCAAAATCAACAATCTTGAATCCCGCTTTGTCCATGATGTATTTAAGTTGTCTCATACCATAGTAAGACAGATGCTCATGACACACAGTATCAAAAGAATTCTGCTTTAGCATCTCAGGCATGTAACTCTGCTCAAGAACCCAAATACCCTGAGGATCAAGGACTTCATGGACCTGGCGAGCAAACTCACAAGGATCCTCTAGGTCATAGAACATAGAGAATGATGTAATGACCTTTGCCTTTTGCTTACCAAACCGCTCACGGAAGGCATCAGCAGAAAAGAAGTCTGCAATGTAGCTCACATGGTCAGGAATAAAATCTCTGAACTTTTTAGAAGTAGGATCAATACTCATGAGCTGAAGATCATGAGGGAAACACCCTAGGAAGGTGCCATCATTACCAGCAATATCAACAACAATATCACCCGACTCTAGGTTAGTATCACCCTTGATTTTCTCTGCCTTCTCACGCAAATGACGGATCATGGAACCATTCAAACCAGAACGGTATCCGTACTCTTCACCATACATGGTAGGGAGATCAAAGGTATGCTCTAATTGAACATGTCCACATCCACCCTTCTTCTCATCGCATTTGACAAGAGCTAGAGGACCCCTATACATTCCAAAGTCAATCGTTTTTGGAAAAATACCAGAGAGATACTGATCACCGAGATCAAGTACCGTAACTAAATGTTCGTTACCACAAACTCTACATTTTTCAATTTTGTAAAATTTATTCATTGTCCGTAAATACACATGTCTTGTACAAGGTCCGCAAAACTAATCTCTGGTTCCCATCCAAGGACAGTTTTAGCCTTGGTATAATCACCCAGTAGTTGTTCAACTTCTGTTGGGCGGTAATATTTAGGGTTGATGCGGATGATGTCTCTGTTCATACATTTACAGAAGCCAACCTCATCCAATCCCTCTCCACGCCACTCAATATTGAATCCATAATACTGAGAAGCTTCTTCAACAAACTCCCTAACACTACGCATCTTGCCAGTGGCAAGAACAAAATCTTCTGGAGTCTCATGCTGAGAGATCATCCACATACCACGAACAAAATCTTTAGCGTGTCCCCAATCTCTCTTGGCATCCAGATTGCCAAGCTCTAGAATATCCTGCAGTCCTGCAGAGATCTTTGACAATCCCATCGTGATCTTACGGGTAACGAAGGTTTCACCTCTCCTAGGGGATTCATGGTTGAATAGGATACCGTTACTAGCATGGATACCATACGCTTCACGATAGTTTCTGACCATCCAGTACGAGTATAGTTTTGCCACTCCATAGGGAGATCTTGGATAGAAAGGGGTTGTTTCTTTCTGAGGAACTTCTTGTACGAGTCCATACAATTCACTAGTAGATGCCTGGTAGAACTTACAGGGATGATCTAATAGACGAATAGCTTCCAGAAGACGCAGTGTTCCTAGAGCATCGACTTGACCCACATACTCAGGCATCTCGAAAGACACCTTAACATGACTCATTGCACCAAGGTTATAAACCTCAGTTGGTTTAATTTTTTGAATAAGACTGATGAGGTTACCAGCATCAGTCAGATCTCCATAATGGAGATGAATACGATCATAGATATGATCAATTCTATGAGTATTAATAAGAGAGGATCGGCGTACAATGCCATGAACTTCATATCCTTTTTCAAGGAGAAATTCTGCAAGGTACGAACCATCCTGTCCTGTAATACCAGTTATTAATGCTATCATTTATGCAAAAGAAATAGTGTCTTGCCCAGCACCTCCAATCAATCCTCCCATATCTACCATTCCTGCTGCACCAAAAGTAATACCATCAAGAATAGTATCACCAGTAGTGCCAGTGGTAATAATAGTGTCGTTGAAATTAAAACTAATAGTATCAGAAGATGCAGTGCCAGGGTTGCCGGTTAAACTGATACCGTCATCTTCCCAAAAGCTTTGATTGGAACAAGGAGTATCATCACACTTAAGTGAATCTTTATATGCTGCGTCACTCATGGATCTCATTCCAAGATAGTGACGCCAGAGTTCGCTAAGAGTATTTGTTTCCTCGTCGTTATTTAGTGCAGCAATGACTGCCTCACGGAGAGCATCTGTTGCTGCTTGATAGTTCTTGTATGTGGAGTTGCAGGACATAATTAATAATTGGATGATACGGTATCTTTGAGGTAACATGGCACACCAGCGGGATCTAACCACTTGGTATACTCGAAGTCTTCTATAGCTAGAAAACACTGGTCGGCATTGTCAAAAAGATAGATGTCAGAGTATTTTTTACTATACTCATCTGCCTTTTGAAGACGCAAGTCAGGTCTACCATTAAGTTGAATGTAACCCTTCTGCACATAGCGATAAGGATAACGCTCATGAATAACAAGTGTCTTAGTCGATGCTACAGACTTTGGATCAAGATCATTCATTGATAATACCTTCAGTTACAAGATCATTGTATAGACAGTCTAGCAGAATTTCGTAATCGTTACAAGGATCGTTTACGAACTTAACACCTTTCTCACGATAATACTTAGTAACTTTACGAAATACCTTTGGGTACTGGTGATCTAGATCAACTTGACCTTCGACTGTATTACGAAGAAGGTTGATGTGCTTCTTGAACTTAGTGGTGACAGACATTGCTCTGTTTGATTACCTTGTTATTATAGACCATCTGATCTAACTTGGGTAGTTCTGGTGGACGGTTATTCTAGTGTCTGTGGTTTTCTACGATCAAATTTTTTCATTTGATATCCTTCACGAATCGCATGCATAATAATATTATCATAAGAATGCGAACGCAAGGGAATATTTCTATGTAAAAGAAAGTCTTCGCAGTCTTCTGACAACAATTCTTTTTCTTCGTGACTAAGGTCGTCTAAGTTAATCATCGTACTTCAAAGTCTAGTTTACGAACCTTGCGTTTGCGTCGGCTCTCTTGATATTCTAAGTCATTTTTTGTGAAAGCTGTTTTATTTTCATCAGAGTTTTCAGATCTTAATAAAACAACCCGACTTAGATCCCCCGCAGATATCTTGTCACCCAATAAGGTCATCAGGTTTGGACATCCGCAACACTGACTCTTGTTCGTACTGGTCAATTCTACATTGCAATCTTTGCATTTGACATACAACATGCTTTAACAACTCCTTGATTTCAGATAATTCTTCTTTAATTTTTTCTTTCTTCATAAAAAAGTAACCTCAGTAAATCTAGTTGTTTGTTTGAAGAAGTCGTCTACAATTGTTTGACCGTGAAACCATTTTCCAGGAAACACAACCCCACAATTAAATCGATCTAAAATACACAAATCTTCCTTGAACTGTTTGTAGGTTTTCCAAGGACTTGTATGTTCAGTATCCACTTTACTAGAATAGCTCTTTGCTTTTGTATTGCAAGGAGTGTACAATGAAGTACCAGATTTCATATGATGAGTTGGATTCAAAAAAATAATAAAATTTAATTGACCATCAATATGAGGATGCCAATGTCTCTCTTTTGGAACAGCATTAATCAATCTAAACTGATTTATCGTGTGGGGTGCAGTTTGTAGATCTACTTCTAAATTATAATGATTTGCTATTGATTCTAGCAAATATTTTCTGTGTAAATCCCACCTATTATCCAGTAACATTTGACCATCCATGAAGTCAATGCCATTGAGAGATCCCTTACAAGATTTATGAGTTACAATACTATTAACAGAGTTAAGGTATTGATAAATTTTTTCAGGGTACTTATATATATCGTCAATGAACAAAATCTCAGAATCTTTCCAAGGAATATTCACAATATTCCATGACTCATTAAGTTGAAAATCTTTGTTGCTGAAAAAATTCATGGGAGATACAAGGATCGAACTTGTGACAATCTCGGTGTAAACGAGGTGCTCTACCTCTGAGCTAATCTCCCAAACGACTCAGGTTGGGGTCGAACCAACGACCGACTGCTTAGAAGGCAGTTGCTCTGTCCACTGAGCTACTGAGTCTTGAACATGAAAGTGTAATTAACTCTCCTGTGATTAGAACCTGGTCTCATCGAAACTTTATTTGTTTCGTGAAAGTACTTAGAGTTGAATATAAGAAGACGATTATACGCATATGGTATAGTCGTCTTCTCTGATCTAGTGTACTCCAGATATTTCCGAATCAACTTGACATCTGCATTATACTCACGCCATGTCCATGTCGGAGGCGGTTTGATATCGTAAATAATCAAACCATTTTTCTCTGGATCTTCTACAGAAGAATCTGGAGTGACCCAGAGATTCACATTATAACATGCTGGATCAGCATGTGGAGTCACACCTTCGGCATTGTTGTCGTAAACAAATGCCCATCCTCTATCAAAATGACCAAGGAATGGGAACCTTGTTTCCAACCCTGTTATTATAGCAGAAAGAATGGGAAGACGCAACTTCTCTTTAGAAAAATTAAGAGAGTAGTAGTCTTTATAGATATCATCCGGGTCTTCTGCATTAAGAGCATACTCCCTAAGCTCATCAATAACTTCTGGGAGGAATATACCATCCTCCACATGATATCTATGTTCCTGAATAATCTTCTTTAGAATATTTGAGTGCATAAGTAAAACGATGATCCGAATTCAAAGGAGTTGCTCTATGCAAAATCCAAGAAGTAAATTTCAGTAAAGTATTAGGGACGGGAGGGACACCAATAATTTTACTATCCAAGAAGAACTCTGTACACCCTCCCTCATCTACTCCAGTATAATTTTTGTTAGCATAAAAAATGAAAGTAACTTCATCTTGATCGATATCGCAGTCTTTATGAAAGTTTGCAATCTCTCTGGGGGCAAAACAATTAATGTATGCTCGGTATAATTTATACTCCTTAATCTCTGGATATCTATCATAGATTAAGGTTTCCAAGATGCCTACAATGGTATCATCTTCTTCGTTTTCTGGATCTAATTCACAAATCAATCCTGTTGGTTTGTGCAAATCGTCGTCTCGCTCACCATAAGCATACTCGGCGTCATAAGCATACTCGCTTACCTCTCTAAAATCTTCTGGAGATAGAGCTCTATCAAGAGAAAGAATGTTTGGTTTCATAATGCGTCGTTGAGCTCCTGCACTCTCCATACTACAGTGTATCTATACACATGAGGATGCCGTGGTCCTAGTCCTCTATGTTTAATTTCCGATGGAAAAATTAGTACCCTACCAGGTACATATTCATGCTCTTCTATGACATTATCTTCGTCATCAAGTAATTGAAACTGACCACCCCATTCTAAAGTATCCCATTCTAAATTCGGCATGTACATAATAGTATAGGAACCTTCTTCTCCGTCTACATGACTAGTCCCATCACAAAAAGAATGCTGTAAGTTAAAATCAATTCTGTTAAGATAAAATCTTTTATCAAGAAGCTCTTCTAATTCCTCCAACATATCAAAGAAAATCTCACTGTCATCCATGAGATTTACTACTTTGTTTATTGACTCCCTTTCAAATATGTTTTCACCCATCAATCTATGAGTTCCATTCTCTCCATGAGGAACTGAAGTACCGTTCGCAATGTTAATAGCAGTTACTGGTAGGTTTTTGATTTGCGTCTCCACCTTAACCATATATGAAAGCTCAAATTGCTTATCAATTACTGTCGCAATCATCTAAAGTCCTATTATAAATCACAACTCGACCATTCTCATGCGTAAAAACTAACTCATCATCTGGGTGCCACATTAGTTCTTCAAAAAGAGCATTGAGCTTGTCCATATCTTCATAAAGTTGATTAGGATTTGTCATTGTTTTCTCCTTTTGTTTTGTGATCGTACTCAATTACAATTTTTTGATGGGTTGTAGTTCTGTCAGTACAAATATAATGCTTCAATTCCCCATCCAATGCATTTACAATATTATCTAGTTGAATTTGAACTATGTATTTTTTGAATCCCTCATCCATCCAACTTTTATTTGATCCTGGTTGATTAAATCCTTCCATTGTTATTACCAAAAATTATTTTTGAAAGAGTTCTTTTTGAGATCTTCATGATATTTTATCAATCTCTCTACTTGTTTTTTATCACTACCACAGGGAGCATTATTTAAACAAATAAGAATACATTCTTCATCACTGATAGGAGGTTTAATAGAAAACCCCCACTTATCTACTTTACCCTTTGGTGCTTCGCATGGATCAAATTCATGTGGCATTAGTCTCGCTGTCTCCAATCATCAGGTTTGTCTTGCTGAAACCAATTCTTGATATCGTCAGCATCAGTAAATCCCTTCTTGTGGTTGGATGGATCGGGATCACCTAAACCCATCCTATTCAGAAAATCGTCTGTGCTACCTTCTTCAATATTTTGAGAGTGTTGGCGTCTGGCCATCTTTAACATCTCATTAGCAGATGTATTAGCCTTAGCAAGTTTCTGTGCCCATACCATGTCGTCTAATTTGACTTCTTCTCCATTAGCAATACATTTACAAATAAACTCTAGCTTTAATCGGTATTGTGTAGAAAGCATTCGGAACCCCTAGCAAACTTATTTAGACTATACTTGGACCCAGTGATGTGGTGAAGTGACCACATTTTCGTAGTTGTGGTCTACATTTATAGTAGAGGTTACAAAGATATCATAGACGATTGAGGCTCTAAAGTCAATCCCATTAAACTCTGTTACCCTATGCAAAATATTAGATGGAAAAATAATTAGATCACCATCTTCTGGATTCAAATTGTAAATACAATAATCATCACTAACATTCAATGGGAGATTATCCATATAACCTTCGGAGGCAAGAGTCAATGTTCCACCGTCCCCCTCAGTTCTTAAGTAATAGATGCCACTAAAGTGGGATCCCTTATGTAAATGATCTGGATTGCCACCATCTTCTAATCTACACACATTGGGCCAAGACTTTTGAAAGAAGATGTCATGCACATAATCATCATCATCTTCAGTTTTTCTACACATACCAGATAGATATTGTCTGGTAGCATATGCCATCTGAGCATTCAACCAATAAAATTCTTTAGTTTTATGTAAGAGAAAAAACTTTGGAATATCTTGATCACCAGTAAAGTTACCAGTATCTTCGATCTCTTCCAAGTTCTTATAGTAAAACTCTTTACATAGATCCATCATCCCTTCCCACTCTTTTTGTGGACAAGAAACATTTGATTTGTAAATTGCTGTTGGAAAAATATGTTCTATCATAAGCCAGTTACAGGATTTGAACCAGTGACCTGATCTTTACAAAAGACCTGCTCTACCACTGAGCTAAACTGGCGTGAACCATATCTGGAGACTATATCTAAAGTCATCAGAAAATGGAGAAACTGTGGTTACCATATGATCTTCATTCTCAGTATTGAGAACCATCATATTATATGTTGGATTCAAAGCTCTCAACTCCTCGCCATCATCCCATATAAAAATACCTCCCCAATTGATGTCCCACTCTTTGTTTAAGTATATAGTACAACCATATCGACCATTATCATCGTGCATAGAGATGCCAGAATTTTTATGCCAGACATAAAGTTGAACCTCAGCTTCTCTATACGGAAGAACATGATGCTCCAAACATTCTAACACAGATTGTTTTAGATCGCCATCCAGGTTAGTCATGGTAACAACTCCGGTGTCACCAACCTTTAGAGAATCATCCCAAAATAACTCACTAACAGCCCAAACATTTTCTCCTAGAGAATTCTCAAGAAAATTTTCACAGTTAAGTAAAACTTCTTCAGTCAGTACTCCATATTTTATAATCATGATTTAACCACAGATACTACAGAACGATGTAACCACCCAGTCTTACAATAATTACAGTTTTTAGGAACCTCCACATCATATGGTTTAATTTTAATACCAAACTGAATACCTTCAGGCAAATCCATTAAGGTACGATATACATTTTTCCCCCAGTCCTCAATATCATTTCCTTGACTAGAACAATAAAAAGAATACCGGGATCGTTTTTTTGCCAGATGTTTAAAACATTTTAGTATAAAGAAAGTTACTGAGCAATTATCGATACAAATATCAGAGGTATCTCCTTCCAGGTATGGGTCAAAGAAAAAACAATCAAACTTTTTTAATCCACTTATGTCAGGCCATGCTTGTTTAATAACTGTAGTATTAGGATATTGTTTAGACCACTCTAAAGCTTTTTCATAGACTACAGGATCTGGTTCTAGTACAGTATAAGATTTGGGTTTCCACTTCATAATTTGATCAGCAGAATATCCCATACCAAATCCAATCTCTAGAACATCACCATAAGGTTCTAAGAAATCTATACAATCTACCATATACTTATGTTCCCATTCCATCATGTACTGATGATCTTTGGAGGAACCGTAAAGTATATCTTTATCGTTTATGTCTCTTCGATATTCGGCCATGGATAATAATCTTTTTTATAATAACGACCCAAGATATTACTATTGTAATACTTAGGATCACCGTTGTCAAGAGATTCTGTTAGGACAGAATGGACAAATAATTGTTTGGTTTCTTCGTAGTTAACTTTACCCTTTGTTAATTGTAACGAAAGTATTTCTCGTTTGAAGGAACTATTTCCAAGTCCACGGCGGTCTTGATTAAGCTCGTCAGAACTTCCGTAGTATTTTTTCCAGTCGCTCTCACTTCTAACTCTCCTACCACCACCTCTAGGCTTTCGTAGTTGGTGAAAGTATTTCCTACCGATGTATTGTCTACCTGATTCAAGATTAGTAATCCTGTAGACAAAACCGACAAACTCACCAATGTTCTCAGATAAAAAAGGTTGTCCTTCAAAAATCCAGGGGTTTTCATAATCAACCATGATGTATTTAAACTACATTATATAGTCTCAGTTGTTCATGAATTCATCAATGATCTCAACAATCTGAGCACCAGTGAGTTGCATCATGATCTCTTCTGCTTCCTCTACACTCTCAATGAGGTTGTTCTCACTGAGAAAAGCAAGGATTACATCATAGTGACTAACATCTTCAAAGTGAGGGTTCTTCTGACCCTTCACCTTTTCCATATCTTTACGAGCCTTCTCATTATTTTCCTGACGCTTCTTCATATCTGTTTCCAGATACTGGGGATGGTCATCTACTTTCATGCCACGCTTCTTCTCAAGGCGTTCCTTTCTCTCCTTAGTACCCTTTTCAGAATCCTTATCCCTAATACCTTCTAACAATTTACCTTCTGGTTCAAAGTGTGCTACCTGAGTGGTCTTCTTATCTTTACTAGAGTTGACTGTGGCTGGGAATCCTTTTGCACCATAAGGTCTCATCTTAAGTAAATTATTTTTAATTGAATTAGTGTCTCTTCTGATTGCATCATCATCGCCATGAACACCTTGTCTTTGATCACCGACAACTTTTCGTGTTCTATCACCGATAGAACCTTCATCAACCATCTCACCTTCTGGTTCGTAACCAGCCGTTTGAGTGGTTGGTTTAGCTTTTACTCTTTTTGGTTCTGGACCAATATAGGGGGGTAGAAAAACACCTTGCTTTTTGACTCTATCGCCAACTTCTTTCATACGCTCATTATGACTTTTGGGAACCATAGGATCTTGATTAGGTGATACACCATATGGTGCTTCCGAGAGATCCTCTTCCTTTACACAGTTAGGAACTTCCTTACCATTCTTTTTCTTGGTTCCCTTCGCCTTGTAACCATCCCAGCAGGTAGAAGCACCAACATTCTTGCGAGCTTTCTTTAAACTTTCAGAGACATTGCCCTCAGACATTGACTTCTTATTAGCAGCAACAGCAGCACGATGTTGTGCTAAGGTTCTATGCCTACCGATAGAAGTTCCTTTCGTATCTTTAGGATCTCTGTAAGTAGAAGCCGCTGACTTAGGACCTTGACCTTCCTTACTACCAGCAGCAATAGCTGCTCTACTTGTAATAGGACCAGTAGGTTTTGCTTTAGGTGTAGGTTTAGGTGAAGGACTAGGGGTAGAAGATTTATTTTGATTAGCAAGTTTTGCTGCCTGTTGCTTGGCATCATTTGCTGCAGCAGAACGCTCACCAGTTCCTTGGTTCTTTGGAGGAGATGGAGGACGACTGCTTGATGGTTGCTGAGAAGCTACTGCTGATGAAGGAGGAGTAGCAGGTTTGGTATCCTTCTTAGGAGGAGTTTGAGTACCGAAGTAATCTCCACCTGCTTTTCTTGCCGCATCGTTTTTGGAAATCTGAGCAGCTACTTTAGGATCTACTGTTTTAGTCTCTTTCTTTTTACCGAACCCCAACTTATTTCCAATCGCACTGAGTGCCCTGCGAAGTTCTGGTCCTTCAGAAAAATGCATTACAATCGCCTTCGCTTGCCTCTTCTCAGTAGACTGAAGGTTCTCATGCAAGCGGGGGTTTACTGCCTTCAGAGCAGAGATAAACTCATACCCAACCACCTCAGGAGGAAATGCTTCTACAATATTATCAATAAGTCTAGAGTTCTCATATCCTTCTTCGATTAGAATCTCTGCAATAGCAAGGTACTGTTCAGCAAATACAGGATTCATAGCCTGTAGTCTCTTCAGATAGAAGGACTCAGATGTACACTTATCAGTTTTCTTCTTCTTACTGCCAGGAGCATACTTACCTAGCATAAGACGCTTATCAATTTCGTCTTGGGTCTCTTTCTTTTTGCCCTTAGAGGCATCCATACGAGCTGCACCTTTTGGATCAATTGCCTCAGAAGTAATCTGAGCATAAGAAGCCGCAAGTTTGTTAAGATCAGAGGAAAGCATTTCTCTTCAACATATTCCAGTAGAATTATTTATAAGCATAAAAAAAGAGGGTTACCTGACTGTGACCAGGACCCTCTGCGGCGACGATATACTTTATTTATAGTTGGAACCCGGCGAAGGTATCCTTCTTCACATCCTGCTTGATACCACCAACGATATAAGACTCAACCTCTGTCTCCTGAGGTGCTACCTGAAGACCCTTAGAGGATGTCCAATGAGTGGTCCAGGGCAGTGGGTTATTCTTAGCAGCAATGTCATAGATAGGGTCAAGACCAATCGCTTTCATACGACGGTTAGCTACCCACTCAACATACTGGGATAAAAGTTTTTCATTCAGACCAATCATAGATCCGTCTTTGAACAGATACTCTGCCCATTGCTTCTCTTGTCCAACAGCTTCCTTAAAGGTATTAATCAACCAGGGTCTTTCTTCCCTAGCAATTTGTTGCATGTCTGGGTCATCACCTTTCGCCCAGTTGTTGAGGATGTTTTGAGTAATGACAAGATGGAGGTTTTCGTCTCTTGCGATGAGAGAGATAATTTTAGCGGATCCTTCCATAAGCTTGAGTTCACCAAACGCAAACGAGCAAGCGAACGAGACATAGAACCTGATGCCTTCGAGAATATTGACATTTGCTACAGCACGGAAGAGTTTTCTTTTGAGTTCATAACGAGATTCTCTAAATGTTCCAGCACCTTCTTGTGCATGTTGCCATTCATTAGTACCACCATACTGTTGAGCAGCATTGATGAAGTCATCATATGCTTGTGTGATCGACCTAGCCCGTTCTAAGATCCTTTCATCATGAATGATAGTATCAAAGATCTCTGAGGGATCACTATAAACATTCTTGATAATGTATGTGTAAGATCTACTATGAATCATCTCCATGAACTGCCAAGCATTCATACATGCTTCCAATTCAGGAAGGGAACAGTATGGACTGAACGCCATACCAGGACCACGACCCTGAATAGAATCAAGCATGATCTGATACTTTAAGTTAGAAGTATAGATATGCTTTTGTTCTGGACGAAGTAGTTGATAATCACCACGATCTTTTTGTAGAGAAACCTCCTCAGGTCTCCAAAAGTATCCCAGTTGTTGAGTAGTCAGTCGATCAAATACAGGATACTTATACGAATCATATCTTTGAACTCCAAGAGGAGCACCAAAAAACATTGGTTGTTTTTTGGTTGCATGATCGTTCGTATTAAAAACTGTCATCCCTTGCACATTTGTTTTGGGCATGGTGTCAGCGTTAGTTCTAAATTGCACAGGCGTCACACTCCTCTTCTTTAGTTAGACTGTTTAATAGCGTATTGAGATCTGGTTTTTCTTCTTCTAAATCATCATTCTTGTTGTCGTAGGTGTTCTGATAATAGCTAGTCTTCCAACCGTACTTATATGTAGTCAAGAGATCATTTGCCATCACAGAAACGGGGACCTCGTTGTCCTTATAGTTCTCTGGATTGTAGCTCCAGTTACCAGAAATTGCCTGATCAAAGAATTTCTGCATCACGGCGACAATCTTAATATACCCCTCATTAGATTCCATATCCCAGAGAAGGGTATAATGGGATTTGTGAGTATTGTACTGGGGGACAATCTGCTTAAGAGGTCCTTTCTTGGACTTCTTAACGGACAGGTATCCACGAGGAGGCTCGATTCCATTGGTTGCGTTTGACACAACGGAACTACTCTCCGAAGGCATCTGTGCGGACAGTGTTGAGTTCCTAAGTCCGTAGGATACGATAGATTCTCTAAGACTTTCCCAATCATACTTCAGGTTATGAGGTACAATACCATCTACTTCTGTCTTATATGTATCAATTGGAAGAATACCAGAAGAATACTTAGTCCTATCAAAATATCCACAAGGTTCTAGTTCTTTAGCCAACTGGTTAGATGATTTCAGTAGATAGTATTGGAAAGCTTCTGTAAGGTCGTGGACAAGACTCCATGCTTCAGGACTATCATACCCTACCTTATTCCGTGCAAGATAATGTGCGAGACCAATAAATCCAACACCCAAAGAACGACGATTCTTAGTACCAATTTCAGCAGCCTTAACAGGATAACCTTGGAAATCAATCAGTGCATCCAATCCACGAACAGAAAGATCACACAGTTCTTCCAATTCATCTAAGTTACGAAGCTTGCCAATGTTAATAGCAGAAAGAATACAAAGAGCAATCTCTCCATTAGGATCATCAATGTGCTGAAGAGGTTTGGTTGGGAGAGTAATTTCCTGACATAAATTACTCATCTCTACCTTGTCTTTGAAGGATGAGTGAGAGTTGCAGTGATCGATATTCATAATGTAAATACGACCCGTCTCTGCTCTCTCCTTGAGAAGACTTAAGAATAGCTCTTGAGCCGATATAGTTTGTCTCGGAATAGTTCTATCTGATTCATAGTCCACATAGCGAGCGTCAAATGAATCAGTACCAAAAGCATCATACAGACCCGGAACATCATGAGGGCTGAAGAGTGTGATTTGTCCATTAGAGATGAATCTCTCGTAGAAAAGTTTACTAATCTGAATACTATAATCCAGTTTACGAACACGATTATCTTCAGTGCCTTTATTATTTTTCAAGACAATTATGTCTTGGATTTCTTTATGCCAGATAGGAAAGTGAACTGTAGCAGAACCACCTCTGATACCGTTTTGTGTACAGCATCTGACAGTTGATTCAAACTTTTTAAGGAAGGGGACAACACCTGTGTGTTGTACCTCGCCGTCTCTAATCTTAGAATTGATGCCACGAATTCTGCCTGCGTTAATACCGATACCAGCCCTTTGTGCGACATATTTACCAATAGCCATATCGCTGCTAAAGATGCTATCGAGGGTGTCATCAACATCAACGAGAACACAAGATGCAAATTGACGCAGGGGTGTCCGCACTCCTCCCATGATTGGTGTTGGGATGTTGATCTTGTGCTTGCTGATTGCTTCGTAGTATCTTCTGACATAATCTAACCGTACATCCTTGGGGTATTCAGCAAACACAGTTGCAGCAATCATCATGTACATGAATTGAGGAGTTTCATAAACTTCCCCAGCACTACGATCTTGCACTAGGTATTTATCCACAACCTGCCTAAGTCCAGCATATGTAAATAACATGTCCCGTTCATGGTCGATGAAGGAGTCCATCTTTTCAATCTCCTCATCACTATAGTGAATGAAGAAATATTTGTCGTAGATTCCTCTAAGGACACATTGCTGGGCATGATCACCCAGGGAAGGATGCTCATGCATACGACCCCACAATTGCTTCCTCAGAGCGAACAGAAGCAGTCTAGCTGCGACGAATTGATAGTTGGGGTTGTCTAGATCAATAAGATCGGAAGCAGAGCGAATTAGGATCTCCTGAATCTCTGCTGTTGTTATGCCGTCATAGAATTGAATACCAGAATTGATTTCAATCTGAGACGCAGAAACACTGGCAAGATCCTTACATGCCTCTTCTACCATCTTATGCATCTTGTTTAGATCAAGAACCTCTAATGCTCCTGATCTCTTACGAACCTTAGTTCCGTTGGTCATACCTTCTTCCACTCTGTAAATTTAACTTGTGCTTCTAGACCTGAGTATGTATGTGATTCTACCACATCCTTTACATTAATGCCACTCAATGACATATCATTCAAGTCTTTCTCTTTAATTCTGCTTGGCCAGATGACGACTTTCTCGCCTCTAGATATAGCTCTTCCGATGCGTCCAACAATCTCGCCATTACGGGGCTCGTTATCAAAAGTATAAACGCAATCGCTTCCCTCAAGACAACTAAGGTTACCGTCAGCGCCACATAAAGCCACACTATTGTTGAGGAAAGTGCTGTCAAAGGGTCCTTCGACCACATAGACTGGTAGGTCTTTATCGATTGTGTCAATTCCATAAATTTTGGGTGCATTGTCATCGAGCATTACAGTGATATATTTAACCTTACTAGAACCTAGAGCTCTGCCCTGAAACCCAATTAAGTTACGATTATAAAACAAAGGAATTATAATGCGAGACTCTTCACTAGCAGTGCTTGTAAAAACTTGCTTATATGAATTAGCAAAGGACTTAAACTTTTCCGCAAAGTAAAATTTGGTGGGGTCAATTCCACGCTTTTGTAAATAGGTTCTACCAACTTCCACCTCACTACAAAGAGGAAGAGTGATGCTGGATTGGAATGTAGGTTTTTCAAAAACGAATGTAGGTTCCTCAGTGGTAAAAGTTTTTCCAGTAAATCCTTCTTTGAATTTTTCTATGGCATACTTCTTTTGAAGAGTCGTATCGATCTTCTTCAAAAAGTTATTAAACGACATCGAAGCACCACAATTGTGGCACTTAAAATTAGTGTTGTTCTTTACTGAATAGATATACCCACGCGCTTTATTCTTATAGCGTTGAGAATCTCCACAGATAGGGCAACGAAAGTTATAGAGGTCTGACTTTACCCTCTTGAACTTACCAAGTCTCGCTGATACTAGACCAATATACTTAGAATCAATTAGGTCCATTCATCAGACTAGTTGCCTGGTGCCATTCTAGCAGGTGGTTCTCCATTCGTCAAGATATTTCCAACAACTCTACGTCCAACTGGC